TGAAGCAGTTGAAGAAACAACAGAAGAAACTCCAGAAGTTGAGGCTGTTGAAGAAACTACTGAAGAGGTTGAAGAGGTTAATGAAGAGGTAACTGAAGAGCCACAAGATGCAGTTGATGTTGAAGCTATCAAAGCAGAGCTTATGGATTCAATTAAAGCTGAATTAACCGCTAAGGATAGCGAGTTAGCAGAAATGAAAAAGGAACTGGATAAGGCAAAAGCATCAAGAGAGCCATTAGAGGCTAAAGAGGATGTTGTTAATCCTGAAGCTAATGTAAAAGAGGTGGATGAATTAGGTGCTGCAATCCTTAATATTTTAAAATCTTCATATAAATAATTTAAAAAATGGCAAATTTTATTACACAATCAATTTCTAGTACTTATTCAGGACAGGAATTTACAGAAATCCTATTTGCACCTCAAGAAGGTAGCTCGGATTTAGCAGGAATTAGAATTATTCCTAACATTAAGGTTAAGGCTAACATGTACCTTAACTCATCTCTTACAAAAATTGTAAGAAAATATACTACTTGCGGATTTTCTGCAACTGGTGGAGTAACTAACGTATCAGATAGAACTCTAGAAGTATCTAAATTAAAAGTAAATCTTGAGGAATGTGGAGATGCTTTTTACGGTACTATCTTTGAAGAGTTTTACGGTTCAGGAACTGCAATAGATGATTTAACTGATACAGTTGTAGGTGAAGTTGCTCGTAAAAGAGTTGCTGAAGCAATCGCTGATGATAATGGTCGTATGGCATGGTTTGCTGCTACTACTGCTGCATCTTCTGACTATAACCAATTTGATGGTTTTGTACAGTTGTTTGTAGATAACTCTGCATCTTTAGGTAAGTATGTTGAAATGACTGCGATAGCAAATATTGAAGATACTAACGGTGATTTAGTTGCTGATGGTGCTTACACTTTGTTAAAATCTGCTTACGAAAATCAAACTAAAGTACTTAGACAAATGCCTAACGCATCTAAGAGTTTTAGAGTTACTGCTACAATAGTTGATAACTTAATGACTACTTATGAGCAACTAGGTACAGGGAATGCTCTAGGTCTTCAGTTGTTACAGGATGGACAATCTCTATCTTTTAGAGGTATTCCAGTTATAGAAATTACAGGATGGGATACTCAGTTAGCTGATGCTACTAATCCTAATGCTAACATAGGAAAGAATATGCTAGTTTACACAGTAGATGATAACTTAGTTATCGGTACTGATGTAGCTGATGCTGGTTCTCAATTGAAATTTAGAAGTAATGACGATGACGATGAGTTATTGAAAATTATTGCTAAGTATAAAATGGGTGCTCAGTTTGTATTTGGTGAGTTGATTTCTTTCTACTACTAAGAATTAAAGCCCCTCTTTATGGGGGGCATTTTTTTAACTAATAAATTTTATAAAGATGTCAGAAATTTCAACAGATATTTTAATAAGTTGTAACGATGAGAATCGCAGAGGCGGTATCAAAAGAGTATTCGTTATTAACAAAGATGATGTAACAAGTTTCACAGCTTCAACCGATAATCACTCATATACTGCCGTCACGCTCAGCAGTACAGATGACAAATTTTTCGAGATTGAAGGAGAGTTAGAAACTAAGCTATATTCATCTGAGGGGAGTAGAGAGAATGGTTCTATTTCTTACGAAACATCATTAGAGGTGTTTGCTCCAAAAATGGAAAAGGTAAAAGCTAAGGCAATAAATTCTTATGTTGAATCATGTGGATTGATTGTCATTTTTGAAACTTACAACAAAGAAACTAACGATAATAAGGCTTTTGTACTAGGTTTTGATGAAATCATGGGCAAAGATGCGTCTGTTGATGCTATTGCTAATGAAGTTCTAGAGGCTGAGTTACAAGGTCAAAATGGTTATACAGTTACTTTTGCTGGTAAGCAAGCTCAATTAGTTAGAGAGTTTGTAGGTAGTATTACTACTAACAGCTCAGGAACAGTATCACTAGGTTCATAATCTTGTTTATGGTGGATAGTTGCTAGTTTTGCTTTGCAACATTGGGAGAGTTTAACGGCTCTCCCTTTTTTATATAATCTTAAATATCAATAATTTTATTATATTAGTATTATGAGCAAATTTATTATAAAACCTGCTTTTTTAGGTAAAAAAATAATGGGTTCAGTAGGTGTTATAGACCTTACTGAAAAAACAAGCCAGAAAGATTTAAAGAAACTTTATAATGCAGGGTTTAAAGATGTTGTATTATTAGAAAAGGTCAAAGATGAGCCAAAAGAAGATAAGTAATATAAAGGCATCTACGGTTAAGACTGACCCAATAACTACTCCAATAGTTAGAAAGGAGAAAAGACCTAATGAGGATATTGAACAGAAATGGATACCATTTTTTCAAGATTCTCAAAATATCTATGTTAATGATTTAGCAAAAAGGGCAAGAAGGTCTAGTACTCATGGGAGCATTATAAACCAAAAGATAACATTTATTAAAGGTAAACAGTTCACTTTTAAATTAGATGGGGAAAATGTTAGTTATCAAGATTTACCTATTGATTTTCAGGAATGGTGCAAAGAGGTTAACCCAGAAGGAGAAAGCCTTTACGATGTATTTTGTGACCTTGTACAGAGTTATGTCATAACAGGTAATGCTTACCCTCATGTAGTAAAAAGTGGTGATTATACGGCTTTATATTGCTATGATGCTACAACGGTTAGAAAAGGTAAAAATGGAAATATAGCATATTTATCAAACTTTTGGAGGGATATAGAATTATCTAATACACCATCAGCACAATATCCTGTAACTGAATTAGATTTTTTTGACGGTACAAATCAAAAGGAGTTTTTAATTCACATCATGAGAAAGTATCCTGAGTTTAACTTTTATGGATTACCTGATTATGTTGGTGCTTTAGATTGGATTGATATAGAGTACAGAATGAGTAAGTACAATATTGATAAGTTTGATAATGGCTTTTTCCCTAGTGTTTTAATACAAATGTTTGGCGAAGTTCCTGATGGAATGAACGCACAACAGTATGTTGAAAAGATAAAAGAAAAATTTACAGGAGAGGCTAATAATGATAAGTTTTTAGTAGAGTTGTTAGATAGTCCTGAGCAAGCTGCAAGTATTAAAGAATTTGATAGAGAAAGAGATGGTGAATTTATGGAGTTATCTCAACTATGCACAAAAGCAATTATATCAGCTCATAGAATTACTCCTAGTTTAGCAGGTTTAGAAACTGCTGGGAAGTTAGGAAGTAGCCAACAGATAAAAGATGAGTATGATAAATTCATGAATAGTGTTGTTATTCCTGATTTTCAGGAGCCATTATTAAAAGTATTAAACAAGATTATAAAAAGAGATACTAAATATGGTAATATTGAAATAGGAATTTTAAATGTTAGCCCTGTTGGTGATAGTGCTAAAGTTGATTTAAATGCAGTTATTACCATTAATGAAGCTCGTAAGATGCTAGGTTTAGAAATGTTAGAAGATGGTAGAGGCGAGCAGTTTGTTAATGAGAACGCAGTACAAAACATAGAAGAAGATACTAACGAAGAAACTACTGAAGATGGCGTATAATCAAATAATGATGACCTCAACAGAGGTAAGTAGTCAAGCTATAAATGATAATTATTTTGATACTGCTTACTTTGACAAATATATTTTAACATCACAAAGAAAGTATGTTAAACCTGTTTTAGGCAAAGATTACTATAATGAGTTGTTAACACAGATTGCAGGAGGTAGTTTAACAACAGATAACACTATTATAGTGGATAACTTTATAAAACCTATGTTAGCTCATTACATAGTATATGAAGTGTATTCTAAGGTGCATACTCAGTTAACTAATCAGGGAGCTATGGAGAATAACACAGAGCAATCTAATCAGGCTAATAATTTTGAATATTCACAATCTAGAGATTTCTATATTAATAAGGCTGATTTTTGGAAAAAGGACATGATAGAATATATTAAAGAGGCTAAAGATGATGATTCTACAAAATTTCCTTTATTTGATGATTGTGATACACCTCCACAAGTAAATAAAAAAGGTATAATATTTTATTAAGATATGGCAATATTACATAGAAATATTACAAATAGTTCTGATATTCATAATCCTAAATGGTTTCCAGATTCAAACAATGGAGATTATGCTTTTAAGAATGAAAAAGGCGAATTAGAAAGTACTGATGAATTGTTATTACCTGCTGCTTTAAATTTTGTTGATGGTAGTGTAGCTCCTCCAACTACGGCAACAGGAGACATTTATATTTTGTCTAGTGGTGCTAGTGTTAATGCTGGATGGGGTTCTGTTTCTTTACAAGATTGGGTAAGGTATGACGGTACTGCATGGAATAGCTTAACTCCTCAAAAAAGTAGTTTATGCTATGATAAGACTGCTGATTCATTAATGAGTTTTGACGGTTCTGCATGGAATGCTATTGGTGGGGGAGGTGGTGGTAATACTATTTATACTGCTGATGATACAATAGGTAGCAATAGAGTTGCAACGATTACGGACAATTTAACTTTTAGAGGTTCTTCAAGCAATAACGTTTTAAATCTAGCTCATACTGGCGAGATGCAGTTTTCCGCAGGTGGTACTATGTATGGTAAAATGTTTAGTAATGGTGATTGGGCTTTAGGTAGTAATACTATTATAGGTGTTCAAGCTGGAATTTGTTTACATAGGAATGTGCTTTGTAAAAGTGAATCTAATACGGCTAGTAATACTCCTTTTCAAGTTGTTAATACTTCTAATTCTGGTATATTTCAAGTAAAAGGAGATGGTAGAGCAGTTTTAGGTAGTAATTCTTTTTTAGGCTCTGAAAAGATTTTATGTGATGGTAAAACATTTATCAAAGGAGCAGATACTT